GCACAGCCTTCTGTATCTCATCTTTCAGTTGCCATCCGATTCTTCGGATAGCGTCATCGATGTTAACTCTAACGTCGATTTGCATAAGTGCCTCGGTGGTCGGCTCAAACGATCAATCAATCATGTGGATGTGTGCCGGTCGAGGCTAAACCATATTGGGCGCACAACCCCCAATTATGCGCGCTTGTATCATGTTTTCGGGGCGGCATCAAGTAGTAAATAGAAGTTAACTTTTTCCTCCGCTGTCTTAACCCGGCGCATGAGGGTTCGTCGGCTCATGTAAAGCCTCGCAGCCTTGAACCACAGCGGGGCAGAGGTGCAGTAGTAGATGACCAAGACCTGTCGCAGAGGTGCCGAGATCTTGGCAACTGCCGCGTCTATCTCGGCGATGTCATCGGGTGCCGTGGATGCGTCGTGCGCTGCGCGTTCTCCCGAGTTACAGAATACGAACGCCGAGGCCGATGGGTATCCCGAGACTGCCCGCCCCCGCGACCATCTGCCCCATTGCGCCAGCCTTACTCGCGTCCACTCGATCATAGCAAGCCCTGTTGAATGCTTTCTTTTTTTCCAATTCTAGATGCTGCAATGTCGAAGTACTCTCTTTGCATTTCAGCACCGATAAACGAAAAGCCCTCAATCGCTGCAGCCTTTCCGGTGCTACCGCTGCCCATAAATGGGTCAAAGACAGTGCCGCCCGGTGGGGTGACAAGGCGGCAGAGATAGCGCATTAGGTCGGTGGGTTTGACGGTGGGGTGGTTGTTCCCCTCGTTCCTGTCCCGCTTGCTCGCCTTCGCGCAGTAGAAGAAGCGGGCGGCGTCGTTAAGCAACCCCACCACCTCCTCGCTGCCGTCGTGTATTAGGTTGGCGGGCCAGCGGCCTTGCGTTGCCGCCATCGGTTCTGACAGGTTGGCGGACAAACTTTCGCGCCCATGCCACCCGCTGCCGCCGCGTCCGCTAGGGTATGACCAACCAGCGTTATCGCCAACCCTGCATCCATCTACATTCAATGCACCCGTGCCATGCGCCAAGACATTTGCGGCTACCGTGCCGATCAACGGCTTGCGGGCCACGGTGATAGGCTCCAGGGCGGGCTTAAGGGCGGTTCCCCATCCGGCCCATTGGCGTGCGGCTTCGGTGGCGGGGGCGGTGATGTTCCGGTCGATAAACTTTGTCCCTCCATCCATAGACCACCCTGCCATAGCACCCTTTTGAACGCCTAAAATCTCGCGCTCGGCAAAGTTCCGGCTTTCTACGCTGCGAATGTCCGCTTCGCGCTCAACCCATTCGGGCACATCGCCCAGTAGATGACGGCACTGCTCTAGGTGCTCCCGCGTCATTATCGCAGGCTGGCTAGCCGCCGTAATGTAATGACCGCCCATGTTGGTGCCTGTGGCCTCGTCTATCTGCCGAGATGTAATGCCCGTCGAGCGCACCCATGACGTAAACCGAAGTCGCCGCGCTCCCTGTTCTTGCGCCGCGTCCATCTTGTCTATCGCCTTGCTCACATCCAGCGATTTCGGAAACCCAGACCCGTACACCCACGCAATCATGTCGCGTATCTCAAACCCCGCATCCTCAATCCTCACCGCCATCCGGTGCTGTGTTCGCGTACCGGCGAAGGCAAGCAAGTGACCGCCCGGTTTCAACACCCGCAGGCACTCGCGCCATATCGCCTCGCTCGGCACATCGTAGTCCCACTTTTTACCCATGAAAGAAAGCCCATAGGGCGGATCGGTCACAATGCTGTCGATTGAGTTATCTGGAATCGCTGCCATTACGTCTAGGCAGTTTCCACAATAAACTTTCCAGCCATCTCCGCAGTTCTCGATCATCGCGTACACTCCGGCTTTATCTTCGCCTCGTATCGTTGCATCAGATCGCGCACTGTTTGGTCGGCCTCGCGTGCCTCGATCCACTCGCCCCTAGGCTCCCAGACTGCCCGTGCTATCTGCTGGGTCTCCGAGAGCCGACCGCTTGCGCTCTTGATCTCTAGCCAGCAGATAAAGAACATCGTGCCGCCGCATTCCGATGCTTGCGGCAGAGGCCGGATCGCTAGTTTATCGGGGATGCCCAAGCCGGCCTTGGTGTAATCGATCACGCTAAACCCCGCCGCCTTAACCGCTGCGGTGATCTCCGAGTCGTTAAGGTCGCGGCGCATGGCGTAACGCATGACTGATTATCGCTTTGCCAAGTATTTCTGGGATTTGCGGAACAACTGCATTGCCTAGTGATTTAAGTCTGTCCATCCCATTGGATAGCCCATCATCCATTCGTACATCTTCGGACTTACCAGACCACTCTGACCATTTGCTAGTTGCGCCAATCTTCTGCAGCCGGAATGCTTCATCATTGACGGTGCTAATTGGTTGGCTTTTGTTGTTGGGGTAGGCAACAATCCAGACTCTATCTCTTCTGTGAGGGGCGCCAATGTAGGAAGCCGGTATGCAATGCCATTCTGCATCATACCCGAGCGAGGCCAAGTCTCCGAGAACGTCTGATAGTCCTCGAAAAAGCAACGCTGCGACGTTTTCCACGATGACGTATCTGGGTCGTATTTCGCCAATAAGTCTCGCGTATTCTCGCCAGAGTCCTGATCGTTCACCTCTTAATCCCTCCCCTTTTCCCGCTGTTGATATGTCCTGGCATGGGAAACCACCGCATATCACATCAATGTTTATACCGTCGTCGTTAAGTCGTTGAACAGTTAATAACTTAATGTCCTCGTAAATTGGTATGCTCGGCCAATGATGCGCTAGAACTTTGCGGCAGAATTTATCAATCTCACAAAACGCAACGGTTTTCATCCCTGCTCGTTCTAATCCAAGGCTGAAGCCGCCAATGCCGCTAAATAAGTCTAGAACTTTCATGACCGATCCAGTATCCGTAGCAACAGGTAAAGCAGGGCAGCATCGAGCACTGCGCGGTCTACCCATGCCGAGATGAGATAGCAGAGGCCGAATAGGGCGAGAGAGAATAGGATGTTCATGGCTACCAGTTTGCCGTCAGCCTGCCGAGTTCCACAGCCTTGCATAACTCGACGATGATCGGTCGCACACGTCTACGCAACAGTTTACTGGTCTTGCGTTGCGCGCGGCGCTTGTCTGCGTATCGCCAGTAGTATTCCCGATGATACTCGGTGCGCTTCTTCGGCTTTGACCTCCACCCGTCTGGGTATCTCGCCCGGTCTACTGCATCGGACACAATTTGGATGAGTTCGACTGTGGTTTTAGATGTCGAGATCATCTGCTGTAGGTCTTGCATGGTATAGCCCGACCGCTTGGCGGCTTGCTTATGCCATGAGTGGACTTTTCCGCCCGTGTTTTCGACGCCGCAGATAGGGCAGTCCTTCCTAGCCTTCATATAATCGATTCTAAAGCCTTTTGAGGCGATTCAAACGTACCTAGGCAGTTAGGTATGCCTGTCTTCGTGTCGCGCCTAAAACGCCACAGGACGAACTCTGCGCGGCCGTTAACAGATATGGGGCGAATGGCATACGTCCCGCAATCGGACACAGCACCCCAGAATGGGTCGTCGTGCCATGTTAGCGGGCGAGGCAGCGGAAGTCCGGTCTGGTTCATTTGTCACCCAGCGTATCTGTCCCGACCTCGCCGTGCTGGTCTCGGTAATGCACCAGCCTTGCCCCAAACCGTTCTTGAAAGGTCTTGAGCAGGCTGTAGTCATCCGGGCCAAGTTCGGCCAACATTCTCTTGGCTAGTTGCGTCCGCGCAACAGGTTGCGCCAAAACAACACCTTTAGCCTTTGCCGTCTTGTACTTCATGCCATCTCCCCATTGTCCGTTCCATGTCCGTGGGTCATGTCCGAATGTCCGAGTCCTAAAGGACTCTCGGACATTTTCGGACATAATTGACCGTCCGAAACTGTCCGGTTCGGACGCTTTCGGACATTTTCGGACATCATGGCTCACCCAGCATAGAGCCACCTATCGTGGACTTTAGGAAGGGTGAGAACATCAACTTTTCGACCGCATCGTGGACAGACTGCCTCGACAGCCCGCACTCCCGACCGATCTGGCGTATCTCCTCGACCGTCCAAACCAATGGCGTCTCGGACTTCTTCTGCCGCTCACGCAATGCCGACAGGATCGTCCTTTGAGCCTTGCCTTGGGGCGAGTGAGCCACAGCCGCCTTGCCCGGAGTATTGGTCTCTCTCATCACCAGCGACTTCACCGCCTCGCCATACCTATCCGCCCGGCCTAGGCTGACCTCGTGCGCCTCGAAAGCGAGCGGCTGCATACTGGCCGTGTCCTTGAACCGCTCCCGCGTCACAGTCACCACCATTGCCTGCGCGTCTGGCCGCTCGACGATGTACTCGGAGTCTGGGTTAGCCATCAGCGCCGAAGCTCCTCGCGGACGCTTCGCGTCGCCGTGGCCCGAATGCGCTACGAGCAATACCGTGGCCGTGTATCGCTCACGCAGTCCGATGGTCAGTCTGGACAGATACTCGGCGACCTCTTGGTTGCTGTTCTCGTCAAGCCCCGCGCTGAACTTGCTAAAGGTGTCCACGATCACAAGCGCGGGTCGTATACCAGCCTCATCAATGGCCTGCTGGAGCATCAGCATCTCATCGTCAGCGTTTAGGTTGGCGACGGACTCAAGCGCCATAAGTTTCAGTTCGCCAAGGTCGCGCCCCTTGCCGTGTTCCTGCATCCATGCCTCGACTCTGCGGCCTAGGCCAGCGCCCTCGCCAGAGAGGATCACGACAGGGTTATCGGCCATCGCAATCCGCATGGCCCAGTCGAGCGCGATAAACGACTTGAACGAGGCACGCGGCCCTGCGAGCACCGCGAGCACATTGGCCTCGATCACGTTGTGGATCAACCATGTCGCCTCGCGCCGCTCCGCTACGATCTCATTGATGGCCCGCAGTACGAGCCGGCGTCCCGACATTGTGTGTACGCCTTGCGATACGCCGCGCGTCAACTCCGGCTCGAGGCTGCGGATCATTCCTTGAGCCTCTGGGACATCGCTGTAGTCCACGCCCGGCTCTTCGCGCTGTGGCGGGCCGAGCCTTACCGCCTCCGGCATGGACACAAACCCGCCAGCCTTTGCCGCAGCAAACAGGCTCCCGAGCGTCACGCCGCCCGTTCGGTCTAAATGGAACGACTGCCAGCGATACTCGATGTCGGCCCGGCCTGCGTAGTTCGCGGGCAACTCTCCGGTCACCCCGCCGCTCGACCACGCATCCCAGAGTTCTAGGCCGTCATCCGCTCCGCCGCTCGCGTGATGCAGCGCCATGCCGACCATCAACCATGCGTCGTAACTGCTAGGGTCAATGTACGCCAGTGCCTCCGTGATGCGCGGCAGATCGCGCTGGAAGTCTTGACTGGTGCCCGGCTTCGGCGGCAGTTTCTTCGCCACCTCTGCGGGCAGTTCCAAGTCCATCCGGCGCTCGTCTATCAGTCCGGCTGGCAGCGGCTGTAGATCGTTCGCTGGCCCTTGCTGCCCAAAGTGCAGCGGCCACCAGATGATGTAGCCGCCCTCTGCGCGGATGTCGAGTCCTTCGCGCTTGACTTTGCCAAGCGTGACTGACACGCCGCCGCGAATCTTTACGCCATGCGGCAGGCTGAACAGGTAATGCCGCCCGCCACTACCGCCGCCCGTCTGATGGACTCTGGTGCTCACCAGTTGCTGCTGGTTCTCCATGATCCAATCCTGCGCGGCCGTGCCTGCCGATTTGTGGTCATAGTCCACCACGGCAAGGCTCGTGCGGCTTCCTGTCGGCACGCCCACAAGCGCGTCGGGATGGTCTGACCACCATCTGCGAATCTGCTGTTCGTCCTGTGTGGCGTCCTTGAATCCGCTCTTGGTGAGCGGACTTTTGGCCCGCTGCACTCGCCCTGTGGCGTCGGTTTCGTCGCGGCGACGGCACGGAAAGACCGGATATCGCTTGGCGAGTTCTAGGACTTTCTCCACCGCGACAACTGCGGTGAGTTCGACTTGATTGCTCATGGATACATATCCGGCCGCAAAGCCTTCCTAGATACCCCAGTCGCCGCCTCAACCGCAAGCACGCGCAGAGGCGGAACCACGCCGCTGGAGCACCATTTCTGCACGGCCTGCGGCCTTACACCAAGAATGCGAGCCAGTGCTGACTGACCGCCAGCCTTGTCCACTGCGCGGATAATCGCCGCCGCGCGCGGCTTCTTTGCTTTAGCCATGATGCGAGTGTATAGGGTCTGAAAATTATTTACAACTAGGGGTTGCAAACGTGGTTGTAACGTGTATGATGGCTTCCATGGACGGCGCAGTGCCGGGCCAGAAGCGATCAAAGACGGAGGACTTATGAGCGACTTTCAAGTGTTTTGGGGCGACTTCAACACCACTGAAATTGTGGTCAACGCTGTTTCGAACGCTGGCCGCG